CGCGTATAGGTCTGCTGGCCCGATCGATAGGTCTTGACCAGCTGATAAACCGTCTGCACCCCGTCGCCCAAGCCGATCACCTGATCCAGTGGCGACGGCGTCTTCGAGGCCGGGCAGGACTTGTAATCCGACCAGTCCTTCCAGCGAAACCCGTTCAGCTCTCCGCCCCGCGCCTCGAAGAAGGCGATCAGTGTTTCCACGTCATCCAGAGAACGCAATCCAACACCGGCATCATACCTGCGCCGCGAGTGCGCCCAGGGGGTGTTCCTCTCCTCATGCCCGTTCTGCAAGGTCACGATCTCGGTCCGCCGTTCGGGCCCCCCGACCGAGCCGAAGCTTAGGTTTGCGGGGAAACGAATTTCATGAAAGGCCATGGTTCCTCCTCACCGGTTGCGCTGCCCACGCGCCAGCGCGCGGCTGACCTGCGCGGCGATCTGGCTCTGGCTGCGCTGGAAACCCTGCACATCCGGCGTGGTCACGTTCATCACCACATTTATCGGACGCCCGCCGCCGCCCGCCTGCACGCCCAGCCGCCCGTCCGGACCCCGCGCCAGTGGCATGATTGCCTCTGGCCCTGCCTCGCCCATCAGGCCGCGCCCGCCTCGCATGGGGAACATCGTCGGTGACGACACCACCCCCCCAGCGGCAAAGGGCATCACCTTGCCTTGTGAAAAAGCACCACCCGCGGCAAAGGGCATCAAGGCCCCCATGACCCCCGCGATCCCCTGCGCCAGCGCCCCGCCCGCTGCATTGGTCACGGGCTTCATCGCGATGCCATAGATCGTGTCGGCGATTGTCTTGCCCACGCCCTTCAAGGCGTCCGACAACCGCATCCCGTCGAACAACAGCCCGTCGAATGCCCGCCGCAGCCCGCCGCCTATTCCGGTGGACAGCGTCTGAACCTCGCGCCCCGTGAACGTCATCGACTCCCGCATCCGCGCCAATTCACCGTCGAAAGCCGCCACCATCGCCGCCGAGGAACCCAGGCGGTCCTCAAGCGCCGTCAACTGGTCCATCAGGACCTCGGCCTGTTCCATGTTCCATCCCCTTTTCCGCGATGTCCGGGAAAGCCGCCGCCAGTTCGGCCAGCCTTGCGCGCGTCAGGGGCGGAGCCATTTGCTCCGCCCCCAGCATGATCCGAAGTTCGACCGGCGTCAGGCGCCAGAACGCGGCGGGCTCCAGCCCCAGCCCGTGCAAACCCGTCCGCATCAGCCCCCGCCAGTCGATCCCCGGGCTCATCCCTCACCGGGCAGGGCGAAGGCGCGGGCCAGAAGCTCCGCCGCCGCCCTTGCCGCCTCCACCGGTCCGCCGCCGATCTCGACCCTCAGCAGGTCGGCCGCCGAGCCCTGCCAGCCGCCGCCGCGCAGGCCAGCGACGATCAGCGCCAGCACGTCGCGCGTTGAAAAACGACCCGTCTCGAACCGTTCCACCAGGTCCAGAAGCGAGCCTGTCTGAAGCCCCGCCTCAAGTTCGGCCAGCGCACCCAGCGTCAGCTTTGCCACATGGCGCTGCCCGTCCAGAACAATCGCCACCTCGCCCGCCCAGGGGTTCGCCATCACAGCGCCGTGAAGCTCAGGACCCCGGCCGAGGCCAACGTAACCTCATAGGTCGCCTCGCCATTGTGACTGCCGGCATATTCCAGCGCCGAGATCTGGAACGCCCCCTCGACAGTGCCGAAATCCGGGATCACCACCTGGAAATCCGGGATTTCGCCATCGAAGAAGATCTGCCGCGCCCGTTCATCGGTGTTGGCATCGCGGAACACGCCCGAACCCGAGATGGTGGCCGACTTCACGCCAGCCCCCGCCAGAAGCTCGCGCCAGCCGCCCTGGCTTTCCAGAGAGGTCACGTCCACTGTCTCGGCGTTGAAACTGATGCGCGTCGCACGCAAGCCCGCGATGGTCTCGAACTGACCGCCTCCGGTCTGGTCGATCTTGATCAGAAGGTCCTTGCCGGCTTGAACTGCCATGGCTCATCTCCTTGGATGGATTGGGTTTCGGTCGCCGGACACCAGTCCGGCGCGCCGGTCAAAGCTCGATCCTTGCGCGGAAGATCAGGTCGATCCGTCGCACCTCGCCCTCGTCGATCCGCCGGGCACTGGCACGCAGGAACAGGAAGCTGACAACATGACCGCGCGTCAGCGTCAGATTGGCGCCCGTCAGCGTGTCGGTGATCGCGCCGGCAATCGTCTTGGCGCCCAGAAACCCGGTGCCATCCGACACCACGCTGATCGCCAGCTGGTGTTCCGCGCCCTGCCCCGACTTGTCGGAGGCGTCGCGCACCTCTTCCGGACCGACCAGAACGAAGGTCCCCGCGGGTCCGGGCGGCACGGCATCATAAATCGCCACCCCCACCAGCGCGGGGGCCGAGGTCAGCACCTGAAACACCGCCGTCTGGAGGGCGGAAGACGCTCCATAGCTCATTTCGCGGCCTCCTCCCGGCAGAAACAGGTCAGGTAGTGCCCGGCGGGGTCACGTTCGGTCACGGCCAGGATCGTGAAGATCCGCGCCCCCTCGCGGAATCGCTGCTCGGGCCGCGGCCGGTTGACTGCCCCCACAGGGGCCGCACGGACCGTGATCCGATAGGGAACCGAGGTCAGGATGATCTCCTCCCCCGCCGGATCGCGGCCGGACCCCGGCCGGACCTCGGCCCAGAGGATTCCGGCGCTGGCCCAGGTTTGTGAAAAGCCCCCGGCACCATCCGGGACTCGGGTCGGCGTCTCCAGCGTCAGGGCTCGGTTCAGATGCGGCGCTTTCATCCCCGGCCCTTTCCACCCAGCATCCGGATCTGGCGCCAGCGCTCGATCAGGGTGATCACACCGAACGGCAGTCCGGTCCCTGACGCGCCGTCATCATGGCGATGCTCATAGTACTCGGCCGCCAGAAGCAGCACGGCCTGCTGCAGGTCGGCCGGAACATCCGCCCATCCGGGGCCGAAGCCGGCGTCGAACACGATCCTGGCCAGACCATCGGTCGGGACCATCGGCAACGCCCCCGCAGTCCCGGCCAGACGCGGGCGGTGCAAGTCGGTGATCAGCCGCCAGGCGGTGCCCGGCAGGAGCGTCTCGCCCCCCACCGCATCGACCAGCGTCACGCTGACAATCGCCGCCACCGGCGCCACCGGCAGCGCGACTTCGACCGGATCGCGCCAGCCCTCCACTGTCCACAGGAACCGTCGCTCGATCAGCGCCTTGCTGATCCGCCCCTCGATTGCCGCCATCGCGGCGCGCAGATAGCCCTCCAGCAACCCCTCCTGGGCGGGCGGCAGGTCGAACCCGGACCCCATTCGCAGATGGTCCTTCAGCGCCTCGACGGGAAGCGCCGCCCCCGGCACCGTCGTCAGTTCGGTCAACATCATCTTGGCCTCCGATGCCGCGGATGAAACTGGTGGACGCGCGCCTCTCCCGCTCCGCTCGGTCGGAAGGGGGAGCAGCTAGACGGAACGGAAGTTCCGGCGCGCGCCCTGTCCCGACCGGCTTGCCGCCGGCCAGGAACGGTGGTCGTCCCTTACGAGACCGAGACCCGCAGCAGTTTGATCGCCGCAAAATCGGTGACATCACCGCCCACGCGCTTGGACGCATAGAACAGCACATGCGGCTTGGCCGAGAACGGATCGCGCAGGATGCGCAGGTCCGGGCGCTCGGCAATCGTGTAGCCCGCCGCAAAGTCACCAAAGGCGATGGGGAAGCTGTTGGCGGCCACGTCCGGCATGTCCTCGCAGATCAGCACCGGATAGCCCATCAGGCGCGCGGGCTCGCCCGCCTGCAGGCTGTCGCCCCACATGAAGCGGCCGTCCGCATCCTTCATCTTGCGCACCGCGCCGGCGGTCTTGCTGTTCATCAGGAACGTGCCGTTGGCGCGATAGTCGGCGCCCAGCGCATAGACCAGGTTCACGATGCAGTCGCTGGCATTGGTGGTGGCGAAATCGGCCGCAGCACCGGTCGGCACATAGCCCAGGTTGCCCCAGGTCCAGGTCGCGTTCGCGACCTTGGTCGGCAGCAGGATGCCGCGCGGCTTGTCCACGCCGTCGCCGTTGATGAAGGCGCCCGCCTCGGCACGGATGAAGCGGGTGGCGATCTTGCCGGCCAGCCAGCCCTCGACATCAAAGGCGCTGTCGTCCAGCAGACGCTGGCTGGCTTTCGGCATGGCGCTCAGTTCGTGCAGCTTGATCGAGATGCGCTCGATGGTCGGCGTCGCGGTCTCGGTCGTCGCCGCAGTCTCGGTGGCCCAGCCCGAACCCACTTCGCTGCGGTCGATCAGCACATCGAAGGACACGGCATCGACCTGCACGACATTGGCCACCGCCCGCAGGGACGAGGTCGACACCAACATCGAACGGATCGAATCCGCCGTCTGCGGGTCCACCAGATAGCCGCCGTCCGCCGCAACAGCGGTGGACATCGCCTTGCCCTCCAGCGACAGGCCGCGCAGGCCGTCGTCATCGCCGGTGCGCAGATAGGCGTTGAACGCCTTCTTGTGCGGGGCGTCCAGTTCCACCGCAGCCGAAAGGGCCGGGCGGCCGTAGGTCATGGTTTTCCGATCCAGCATGGTCAGTCGC